AGAAGATCCCCATTAAGAGCTGGACTCAACCGACCCGGTTCCGTGAGTTCGATTCAAGGAATCGGTGGAGGCACTGGAGGGGGTCCGGCCCCGAGAAGAAGAAGCCGACCCGGTTCCGTGGGTTCAATTTCTGGACTTGGGGCCGCCGCACGGGGCGCTGCCCTGGCGCGGTCACACGATTTAAAAACAGCGAAGCCAAGACCTTCTCTATCAAGAGTACGTCAAGGTTTGGGGGCGGCGCAACGAGGTCGAGCGCGACCGGCAGTTGCCTCCAAGTCCGCTGCTGGTCGTCCTGCAAGAATGCGTAATCTTAGGCGTCAAGCCGGTAAGACCGGTGGGCGAGCTGCGAGAATGCGTGCCCTGAGGCAAAGGGCTGGCAAATAAGGGTAGAGTGAAGAAATAGTATCGGATAGAGATTTAACAAGGGGCAACGAATATTGGCTATCGACAGGGCTTTATCAGAGAGACCATTAGGCTCGTCTGACTTTCTTCCAAAACAAGAGAGTATTGAGATTGATATCGTCAATCCAGAATCTGTTTCTATCGAGACGGAAGATGGAGGGATGCTTATTGATTTTGATCCAGATAAGAACTCTGAGGGTGGGGATGACTTTGGGTCCAACATAGCCGAGAGCATGGAGGATGAAGCGTTAAGCAGGCTATCGTCCGAGTTGATAGGTTCGTATCTTTCAGACAAGTCCAGCAGGCATGATTGGGAAGAAACCTACATCAAAGGTCTCAAGCAACTTGGGTTGAAGATAGAGGAACGGACAAGCCCGTGGGAGGGTGCGTGCGGGGTGACGCATCCCATCCTTTCCGAGGCAGTTGTTCGATTCCAGAGTCAGGCCATTGGTGAAATCTTTCCGGCATCGGGTCCGGTGTCCACCAAAATAGTTGGAGCGATTACCGACGAGAAATCAAAGCAGGCCACTAGACTCAAGGAGTACATGAACTACTTGGTCACTGAGGTGATGCGCGAATACAGGACGGAAACTGAAAAGCTTTTGTTTTCGCTCCCGTTAGCGGGTTCCGCTTTCCGTAAAGTCTACTGGGATCCAGCCCTTGGCCGACCTGTAGCGATGTTTGTTCCGTCAGAAGATCTAGTTGTGTCTTATGGCGCTTCGTCTTTAGAAACGTGTGAGAGAATTACTCATGTAATGAAGCGAAATCGTAACGATGTCCGGAAGATGCAGGTAGATGGTTTCTACTCTGACATTGATCTGGGCAATCCAACACCCGACGAGAGCGAAGTTCAGGGCGAATACAACAAACTCACTGGAGAGTCGCCAAGTTATGAGTTCGATGGGCGTTACACGTTGCTGGAGCTGCACACCAACCTAGACCTAGAGGGGTTTGAACACGAAAAAGACGGAGAAGAAACAGGAGTAGCCCTTCCTTATGTAGTCACTGTTGAGTTTGGCTCTAGGAAAGTACTTTCTGTCCGTCGCAACTGGGTAGAGGGTGACGAGAAGTTCATTCCGAGGCAGCATTTTGTTCATTACGAGTACGTTCCTGGCCTTGGGTTCTATGGTTTTGGTTTGATTCACATGATTGGCGGTCTTGCCAAGTCCGCAACGTCTATTCTTAGGCAGTTGGTCGATGCAGGAACGCTTAGCAATCTTCCTGGTGGCTTCAAATCAAGAGGATTGAGGATTAGAGGCGATGATACGCCGATTACTCCGGGTGAATTCAGGGATGTGGACGTTCCTGGAGGTGCTATTCGGGATAATATCCAGTTTTTGCCGTACAAAGAGCCATCCGGGGTTCTCTATCAGCTTCTGGGCAACATTGTTGAGGAAGGTCGCCGATTTGCGTCCTTAACGGACCTCAATATCAGCGATATGAACCAAGAAGCTCCGGTAGGTACGACATTGGCCCTTCTAGAGCGGTCAATGAAGGTTATGGCTGCGGTCCAAGCGCGTCTTCACGCGGCAATGAAGAAAGAATTCGAGATACTTGAGGGAATCGTTAGAGATAACGCTCCCCACTCGTATCCGTATGATCTAGATGGTAATGAGATGATGAGTGAGTCCGATTTTGATGATCGGATTGACATTATTCCCGTTTCAGACCCGAATGCAGCAACAATGGCCCAAAGAATCATGCAGTATCAGGCTGCCTTGCAGTTAGCGGGTACCGCTCCGACGATGTACGACCTTCCCAGGCTACATCGTCAGATGTTGAATGTTCTTGGCATTAAAGACCCAGAGAGCATCATTCCGCTCGACGATGAGATTCCAGCGAGGGATCCGGTCGCAGAAAACATGGATATGCTGAACGAGAAGCCCGTCAAGGCTTTCCAGTGGCAAGATCACGAGGCTCATATAACAGCTCATGTAGCTGCGGCAGAGGATCCAAAGATTCAAGAGCTTGTTGGTCAGTCTCCGAAGGCTGAAGCGATCCAAGCGGCGTTGGCTGCTCACGTCACCGAGCATATTGCCTTCCAGTATCGAGTTGAGATAGAGAAGCATCTAGGAGCGTCGTTGCCGCCTATCGATGAGGAGCTTTCTCCTGAAGTGGAGAACGAAGTTTCCAGGTTAATCGCCGAAGCGTCATCGAAGTTGCTTCAAGCAAATCAAGCGGAGCAACAGGGCAAGAAAGCTGAAGAACAGGCAGAGGATCCGATTATCCAGATGCGCCAAAAGGAACTCCAGATCAGGGAGATGGAGACGATGGCTAACATCGAGGACAAGAAGGAGCGTTTGAAGCTTGACTACGCAAAGATGCAGGAGCGTAACGCGGTTGAGCGAGAGCGGATCACAACCAACGAGCGTGTTGCCGATGACAGGATCGAGGCAGAGATTGTCAAGGAAGTGATGTCTGGCGATCAGAAGCTGAGCGAGGAAGAGTCTCGCGAGAGAATTGAGAAAGCCAAGATTGGTGTAGAGATTGCGGAGATCGTGACAAGAGATAATTCTGGAGACCGCTAATGGATCCAGTAATCAAAGCCATATTGGAAAAAATAAAGGAGATTAGAGTTCTTCACGAAGAGAACTTGATTGACGGATCCTTGCCTACTTTCGATGAATACAGGCACGCTTGCGGTGTCATCAAGGGAATGTCAATGGTTGAAAGAGAAATCAAAGATTTCGCAAGTTCTATTGGAGAAGCTTTATAGCTCGTCCGTCTGGACGCTTGGGTAACGACAACACCCATTCAAGTTGTTGCAATTAGAGGTAGGTATGTCTGAGGCAATTCAGTACAGCGATGAAAGGCCAGAGAGTGCGACAAAGCTTCCAGATCCATCAGGGTTTCGGTTGCTAATAGCACTTCCAGAAGTTAAGGAAAAAACAGAAGGGGGAATTGTCATTCCCAGTGAGCGTCGTGACGCAGAGGCTACGGCAAGTATCGTTGGATTTGTTCTCAAGACAGGTCCGGACGCTTACGGGAGCAAGGATAGATTTCCTACTGGCCCTTGGTGCAATAAAGGTGATTGGATTGTGATGCGTGCGTACTCAGGTACGCGACTCAGTATCCACGGCAAGGAGTTCAGAATTATTAACGATGATTCAGTGGAGGCGGTCATTGATGACCCGAGAGGAGTGGCAAGAGTATGAGTGCGCCTCTTGACGATTTGATGGGTAATGAACTTACTGAGCATGTGATTGTTAATGAACCGGACGAGGAGATTGAAATATCTGTTGTTGATGACCGACCAGAAGAGGATCGTGTAGAGCCACGAAGTTCTGACACCTCTGATGATGATTCAGAGATTGAGGTTGTTGGCGGCAGGGCACAAAAGAGGATCAAGAAACTCAAGTACGAGTTTCACGAAGAGCGTAGATCTAAAGAGGCTGCCAATAGGACTCGCGATGAAGCGGTTTCCTATGCACAGCAAGTAGCCAGTGAAAACAATGAGCTTAAATCTCTTTTGCAGAGGGGTGAAAAGGTCTTGCTTTCAGAGATCAAAAGTAGGGCCGATTCGGATCTTGTTCAGGCTAGGACAGAATACAAGGCCGCATATGAGGCTGGTGATCCAGATAAACTGGTTGAGGCACAAGAGGCTCTTACTCGTTCTCAGTATGACAAAGAGGTGGCGGAACGGACTATCCCGTTGGGTACTCCAGCGCAAAAACGTCCTGCACCACCACCTAGGCAACGGCCACAACAGCAAGCTGATCCTAAACTCAAGGGGTGGCTGCAAGAGAATAAATGGTTTGGCGACGATAAGGAGATGACTTCATTTGCTTACGGCGTCCATGAAAATCTAGTCACAAACGAGGGGGTTGATCCCCGAAGTGATGACTATTACAAGAGGATTGATGATCGTTTACGGTCAGTATTTCCAGATAAGTTCGGTGGCGAAAACGGTGCGGAGGAGCCCGCTGCGAGTCCCCGAACAAGAACAGTGGTAGCTTCGGCGAACAGATCGTCAGGCAGACCTCGCAAAGTGCAGTTGACCTCCACCCAAGTCGATCTCGCGAAAAGGCTGGGTATCACACCAGAGCAATACGCCAAACAACTCCTGAAGGAGAGGTAGTAATGACTGAATCGCGCAGTAAGGGAAACGAGGATCGCAGCCGCGATCTAGAGACCCGCGAAACGGAAAAAAGACCAACGCCGTGGAAGCCAGCACCCTTGCTTCCGAATCCCAACCCCAGAGAGGGTTTGGATTTCCGCTATGTGAGGGTGTCTATGCGAGGGGTGGCGGATAACGTAAACGCCTCCCAAGCATTCCGAGAGGGATGGGAGCCTGTCTTGTCGGCAGACTATCCAGAACTCAAGGTTGTTTCAGATCGAG